GAGCGCCGAATGATGGCCGGGGGTGCCGGCACTAGCGCCGAGCGGTTTTGGATTGCTCGGCTTCGGCGCGCCGCCGCCGGCCCGACGTTGGGTTTCCAGCGCGATTGCCACCGCTTGCCGCTGTGGCCGGCCGGCATCGACCTCGCGCCGGATGTTTTCTCCGACTGCTTCCTTGCTGGCTGATTTGATGAGGGGCATCACGCGCCTCCGTTGGGTTGCGGTTGATTGAGTGTCTGCTGCTGCAAGGCGAGGTCGGCCAGATCGACGTGGTGGTCGCGCTGACTTTGCGTGTGGCGCAGCGCCAGGTCGCCGAGATCGACGCTGTGCTTGCGCGCCGCCGCGAGCGCGCGCTGCGCGTAGTCGAACGGTTGGATCTGGGTGGCGCGGTGCTCGGCGACACCGAGCGCGCGTTTGTGGAAGGCGTCGGCGTTGTCCTTGTTGGTTCGCGCCATGGCCTGGCCGATGGCAATGCCGGGCGGCAGCTGGAACTTGGGCGGTTGCGCGGCGGCCTGACCGCTGGGAGCGCCCGCGTGCGCGGCTCTGGCCATGTTGTAGGCCGCCTGGCTGCGCGATTGCTGGGTCTTCGCGGCCAGGTGCTCGAGCTGCAGCTTTTGCTGCATCTGTTGCGCGGGATCCGGCTGCTGTGCCTGCTGCGCGGCCGCCTTGAACCGCTGCTTGGCCTGCGCGGTCAGCGGCGAGGTTTCGATCAGCAGCTGGATGACGGCCTGCACCTCCTGCGGCGTGAGCATCGGCGCGATCGCCGGCACGATTTGGCTCAGCGTCTCGTACATGTCTTCCATCATGGTGACGGTGTCGGGGCCCTCGTCCAGCACGATGTCAACGTCGAGCTCGCCGAGCGCATTGACCAGCACCGGCATGCCCATCTGATCGACTTGCAGCTGATTGACGGCGACCAGCTGCTGCGCGCCTTCCTGATCGGTGACGCGGATCCAGCGTTGGTTGGTCCAGTAGCGTTGGATGGCGCAGAAGATTGCTTCGCTCACCCGCTGCTTCCAGTTTTTCCAATTCAGCATGTAGGGACCGAGTTCGGCGATGCCGGCCTGCTGCATCAGCGCGACCGCGCGGCCGGATCGGTTGGCTATTCCTTGATCGCCAAGCAGCGCAGGGTTGGGCCCGAAATTTTCAATCTCGGATCTGGCGTCCTCGAGGAACTTGAGCTGGCCGGCGACGTCTTGCTGTTTGCGCGCGTCGTCAAATTCTGCGTCGTAACCTTTATTTCTTTCCACGACACCGTCAGGACGTACCGCCTCCTGGCGGGCCTTTTCGATGTCGTCGAATGCGCCCTTCTCGGCGATGATGCGTCTTGTTTGCAGTTCATGCAGGCCCTTGGATCTGCGCTGATTGACCTCGTCCTGGGCGCTGCGCAGATTGCGCGCGAAGCCGTAGCGGTCGCCGTCGTGATCGACCGCCGCGCTGAACATCTGGAAATGACAGATGCTCTTGCCGTCCTTGTTGAGAAAATGCGACGGCCCCTGCATCAGCAGCGCATTGCCGGTGAACAGTGCCCAGCACCAGGTGCCGTTTTGCTGGTAGCAGATGTAGACCAGGCGCACGCTCTTGAGCTCGCCCGAGGTCATCATGAACCAGTGCTTGTCGTAGTCGGAGTTCGAGGTCAGTCCCCAGGCCTGGCTGATCGAGGCGTTGAGCTCGTTCTGCACGCCGGGCAGCGCATCGCGCGCCACCTCGAGATCGACCCACTTGCCCATTCCCATGTAACGCGCATCGGAAAAATCCGGCCGGAACGAGCGCGGATCATAGAAAAATCCTTCGATCTGCACCGGCTCGAAACTGACCGTGGTGCCGTATTTGTCCTGATCGAGGATCAGCTCGACGCCGCCGATGCCGTCGATCGCGGCGCTCTCGGCGGCCATCGGGCTCTTGGCCTTCCATTGCTGGCGGTCGAGCACGGAATTGAGCGCAGCGGTGGCGAGATCGGCGCCCGCCATGTATTGCGGCTTGTTGGCGAACGCCTTCGGCTCGGTTCTTAGTTTTTCGGTCAGGCCGACGATGCCGTCGATTTTTCTGCCCAGCCGATTGTAGGTGACGACGGGTTGTTTCCTTTTGTTGAAGATCGCCACTTGCTCGCGCGTCCAGTGGGCCCCGTGCCGGTAGCGGCGCGCTTCCTGCTGCTCGATGATCTCGAGCCGTTTGGCGGCGAGGTAATCGCTGTAGGCGCGCTTGCAGCGCGCCAGCGACCAATACGGCTGATTGGCGACGTAGCCGACCTGATCGGGGGTTACCGAGCCGCCGGCATCGACGCCGACCGGAGCGGTGGCGCCGCCGCCACCGATCGTGTAGCCCGACATTCCACTCGATGGTGCGCCGCCGCCGGTATCGACTGCCATTTAGTAGCTCACCCAGTCACCAGGTTGCGGGCCGGCGTAGGAGGTATAGCCGGTATCGACTTTTTTCGGCGGCGGCGGCACCGGTTTCTCGCCGGTGATCATGATGTCGAGCAGCTGCCCGACGAGGCCGAGCGCATCGACCTGGTCGTCATGCGCGCCAGCGGGAAACGACAGCAGCTCAGCACGGAAATCTGCAAACCAGGGTGCGTGTTCATCCACATGGAGGCCTTCGAGCGCCATTCTTCCTCTGATTGATTGCGCGCGCACGGATTTGTCGCCGCGGGTCGGAAAAGTCTCGCGAAACACATAGGCTTTCCTCTCGCGCTGGCGCCGATCGAGGTAGGGACCGATGCCGGAGCGGATTTGTCCCTGTTCTTCTGCCCAACCCATCGGCGACCAGCGTTTCACCAGGTCGCAAAATGCTTCCACCCAGCGATCCGACGCAGCCTGCTCGCGCCAGACCTCCAACAAATAGAGTTTGTCGGCATAATCCATGCCGACCACCACATGCACCGTGTAGTCGCCGCCGCCTTCGGTCACCGCGTAGTCGGAGCCGCCGTAAATGCGCAGCCAGCGCTTGTCGGGATAGAGCGGACAAGGCTTGAGCCACTCGGCCTTGAAATAATCGCCCTGCTCGGGCGCCGGCCGCTGCTGAAACAGTGCGTTCCAGTCGCGCGGGCCGATCGCGCGGCGCTTCCTTTCCAGCTCGGCGAGGTTTTCCCAGTCTGGCCACAAGGCCGCGCCGGGGATGCGGCCGAGCGGATCGTTCTCTTCTGCCATCGCCGGCAGCGAGATCACGTCCCACATGTCGCCGCCGGTCTTCATCTCCTCGAGAATGCGCCCGGCCAGGTCATCCTCGTGCCAGCGGGTCTGGATCAGGGCGATGCGGCCGTTCGGTTTCAGGCGCGGGTAGACGTCGGAGCGAAACCAGTCCCAGGTTTTGTCGCGCAAGGTTGGGCTGTCGGCGTCCTCGCGCGATCGCACCGGGTCATCGATGACAATCAGGTCGCCGCGCCAGCCGGCGATCGATCCGCCGACGCCGGCCGCGAAGTATTCACCGCCGCTGTTGGTCTCCCAGCGGCCGGCGGCTTGCGAGGAAGCGGCTAAACCAACGCCCAGCAGGGGTTGGTTGTCGTTGATGAGGTTGCGCACGCGGCGGCCCCATTTTTCCGCGAGCTCGGCGGTGTGCGAGGCGGCGATGACGGAATGGTCAGGATGACGAGCAAAGTACCAGGGCGGAAAAAGTACTGACGAGTAGGTCGATTTAGCGGAGCCGGGCGGCATGAAAATCGCCAGACGGTCGATTGTGCCATTGGCCACTGCCTCGAGCTTGCGAATGAGCAGTTGGTGGTGCTTGGCCGGCTCGAAGCCGCATTGCCGGCACCAGGTCGTGAAATCCGTGCGAATTTTGCGCCGCTCGAGCAGGAGCTGCGCGGCTTGTTGTTGGCTAATTGCCATCAGAACCGTCGCAAATATCTGATCATGGCGTTGTAGTCGGGCGTGCCGCGATAGCCGGGCAGCAATCCGCGTTGCGCCTGCGCCGTGAGCTCGCCGCCGGCCCAGGGCAAGGTCAGCGCGCCGCCGACCGTGGCGCCGCCCGGGCCCGGCTGCACGTAGATGTCGGGCAGCATTGGTGCGATCGGCGTGAGGTCAGGCGGGAACCTGAGTTCGCGGTTGATCGTGGTCTGCGGCGTTTCGTATCTCGGGCCGGCCATCGTCCACCTCGAGCTGCAGGCATTTCCAGCCGTAGCGGCGCTTGAGCATTTTCAGGAATGCGCGCAGCTGATGGGCATTGACCGGGTCGCGGATCTCGAGCGTGACGCGAACTTTCATTTGCTCGGTTGCTGCTCGCGCTTGGCGATCTCACTGCTGGCCAAGAGGTAGGCGTTGCGCGCGTTGCGCAGGCCGTTGGTTATCTGGCGTGTCTCGCTGACATTGGTACTCGCCAACCAGACGCCAAATAGTTTCATCACCTGGGCGTGGTAAGCATCATCGAGCGCGCGCCGGTCGAGGCGGGCGAAGGTGGCGATCTGCTCCGGCGAATAGCCGAGCTCCTGGCTCTCGAGCGCATCATCCGGCAGCGCGATTATCAGAACGTAGGCCAGCAATATTGCCAAGACAAAAGCAAGACTAGCGCGCTGCGCGGCTTTCACGGCATGACCGGAAACGCCCCGGCGGTTGGGCCGTAGGGGCCCTGATTGTACAAGTCGCCGCTCCACTGGCGCATTAGCTGCGGCAGATAGGGCAGGATCGAATTGAGATCCTGATAATTGAGCTGCGTGGGGGCCTGGGGGTTTTGCTGTGCCGGCCGGGTCGGCGGCGGCAGCGGCAGCTGACTGCCCTGACTGGGCGGCACATTGCTGCCTTGCGTGCCGGTGGCGTTGCGGGTGCCGCTCACGCCCGCCGGCTGCGGCATGTCGGGACCGGATGGCGCCGCCGAGCTCGGCGTGGTGGCGTCGGGCGGCTGCACAATGCCCGGATACATGTTGCCGCCAGTCTGCCCGCCCGATTGATCCGGCAAGGCCGGCGCCGGCTGGCTCATGGCGCCAATCGGCGAACCAAACGCACTCGGCGCCACCGGTTGCGCCGGTAACGCAGGCGTCAACGACGGCGGCCCCATCATCGGGCCGAGCCCGCCAAACATGCTCTTGGCGGTGCCAAACAGCGAGCCGCCGCCGCCCTGGGCGCCGCTCAGGTAGGGCTGCAGAGAACCAACATAATCAAAGGCCATGGGTTACCTCGATGGTGTTCTGCGCGACAGCCGATCCCAGTAATTCTGGAACATCGGCAGCGGCGCAATCTCAACATTGCGCGGCATGCCGGCCTGATAGGCGCGCTCGACCGGAGCTTCCATCGGCATGCCGGCAGTGTCGCGCGGCGCAATCGGCAGCGGCACCACGTCGCCGGCCAGGCGCGTCATAGTGAACGGCGAGCCAGGGCGCGGCGCGCCGCGCCCGCCCGGCGACAAATAGTCGTAATCGATCGGCAGATCGCCGGGGCGCCCACGCCCGCGCAGCATTTTCTCCTTGAGCAGCTGGTAGGGATCCACGGCCGGCGCGATGTCAGCCGCCATACGCATCCGATCCACCGGCCCCTCATAATTGAGATAGGGCTCCAACGGCGAGACGTAGTTCATGCGCTCTGCTCAGCAGCGAACGCAGCAACGCGCTCGGCGCTTGGGTGAACCTTGAAGGGATGCGCGGCGTGCCATGCCGTGTAGAACGGTAGTAGTCGCCCCCTCAATTTATTCGTCGGATCGTCCAAGCCGCGAAATATCCGCGCCTGAGTGTCCATGGCAATAAACAGCTCGTAGCATTCTTCGTCAGTGAAGGTCGTCGGCATGTCGCTTCTCAGGTATCGTTGTCTGCTCAAATGCGAGGGCCTTGCGTGCGATCTCGCGCACTTCGTCAAAGGCATCCTCCGCTGGGTATCCGCCCGGATCCATCGGCGATCTCTTTGAGCGCCGCCCGCAGCCGCTTGATCTCGTCGGCTAGACATAGCGGGCACATGCCGTCCGCGTGGGCCGCCACGTCCATTTCAGATACTTCGTGTGTGCAGCGGCGCATTTCAGGTATCGTGGCGTTTTGCTTGCTCACCGTGAGTGACGAACAGGTGAGCCGCCCCATTAGAACGGCGGCTCGCCAGTACCCATTGTCATCGAATGTGGTCCCCGCTCACGAATGAACGGGGCCTCGCATTATGTCGCTTCGACCCCGCTGTCCTGTCATGGGGTTTATTTGGCATCACCTTCCTTTCCTGATGCTACCCTTTGCACGATAACGCTGCATCCGCTCCGCAGCAGTCGCCGGCTCAACCGTCAGCCGCCCCACCAGGCGCCGCAGCCGCGCAACCTCCTCCTCGAGCTCAATACAACGCCGGCACCCGTTACGCTCTTCGTGACGACCGTTACGCACTTCGTAACGCTGCGTTACGGATTTCGTAACGGGCGTTACGCGCTTCGTAACGCCAGGCACCACACAGTTGTGCCGGATCCCAACCAGCGCGAGATCCTTCCCACACCGAGGACAAAGCTCAGCCATCACTCACCCAGAAATGTCCTAGGCCGATTATCGCCGATAACTCGCCGATAACTCGCGGTCGGGGGCGTGACACACCCGCAACACCCGAAAATGCCCAAAACCCCCCCTTTTTGGGCACGGGGCAAAGGGCCCATAAACCACCCTTTTTCAACCGTGGGGCCCCAACTCTAAATTGGCCGGCGGGTCCTCCGCGAATGGTACCCCGGTAGGGGGGGGGTCTGCGTTTTGCAGTGCGCTGTTTAACAGAAAAGAAAAAATAAGTATTTAGTTTCAATGAGTTAAGGTTAGATCAGATCACCGCGATGTTGCACTGCAGTAATGCGATTGAGTTGCGCTCGAGTGCCCGTCCTCAACTCAGTCGCAGCTATCTGACTGCTGATCTGACTGCTGATCTGACTGCTGGTCTGACTCAGGCATTGGATCGACCACATTGTCCACTATTTGGCTGACGCCAGCGGCGATCGCAGCGAGCTCATTATCGGTCAGCTGCGCGGCATCGCGTATGCTGCCGATCGCGATCGCCGCGGGCTGCAGCGGCTTGCCCAGGCCGCGATCGAGCAGCCTTTCGGCGCAGAATGCGCGTGTTGAGGCGCTTACGCGCTTATCGCGCATGAGTTTAGCGAGCACGCAGAGTGCTTCGAATGATCTGCTTCTGGCGTATTCGATTGCGCCGTCTGCGTCTTTTGGACGACCTGACCTATTGCCGGAATTGCCTTTGGTGAAAGGCTTTCCCCAATGTTTGCCTTTATTGGGGTGCTCGCGTTTTTGCTCTTCGAGTTGGTCGCCAATCATGCTGATCAGCTCCTGATTGGTGATGATCGATCACAGCATGTTGCCGATTTTGTCGGGTGTGTGAAGCCTGCGGTTACGCTGCCTGGTCGCTGCGCTGTGTGTGTGCGTTGCGTCCATCGCTTTAGTGCATCCATGAATAGCAACGCGGTGGGGCTCTCGTTGGCCCACTCATCCTGAGTTGCCGCTGCGCCAAGTCGAATTGCGCACCAATAGACAAGTGGACGAGGTAATCGCCAGGCAAGCCATATCGATAATCTTTCGCTCATCTGGGTCATGCGGGGAGAGAGCTCGAGCTGCTGGTGGTGCTTTGCTGGCGGGAACTCTCTCCCCTTGCGCGTTACTCGGCTGGGACCAAAGTGCCACGCAAACGCAACGCAACATCACGCTGGCTAGTGTCGCACGTTGGGCGGACAGCGCAAGTGCCGGGCAGCTGCGCACTTAGAACAGTTCGAAAACATTACGAAAACTTTTCGCTGTTTTTCCGCCAGTTTTTTCACTAGCCGCGTCACCTTTCCCAGTTGCAACGCGCCACGAATCGGTGGACATAAATCGCGCCGTAATCACCGGAGGGAGGTGACGGTTATGAATGCGACTCAATGCAACAAGGCATTGAAAAAACTAAAGCTCACCCATGTTCAATTTGCCAAGCTGGTTGGCAGATACGACACGCGCTGGCTCAAGTCGGGAATGAAGGGACCGGAAGTGTTGCTGGTGTGCCTGATTTGATGCATGCCTTCCTGGCTATTGATTAACGCCGCGTGCTTTCTCGCACGGAGGTGCAATCCATACCATTTGCTCGCCGCACTTCGGACAGGGGCGATCCCATAAGCCAGGGGTTTGTGGGAAATGCTCAGGCGGAGTCATGCCAGCCAAACCGCAGGCAAGACACGCCATGACTTGTTCGTGCGTCTCTGCGGTGATTGTGGGGTCAAGCGGCTCTGCTGGCGCCATCGCATCCAAGAAGCGCAAAGCAGTTGTTTTGTCCATGGCTGCGGCTCTTGGTGGATCCAAATGCGCGGTAAAGGGCGAGGGCTCGTTCACCCGGTTGTCGGCGGACTGCGACGAGCCCTCAGCACCATGGACGAGGCGTCACTCACCGGAGGGGGGGACGATCAGCCTCTACGTGGCACAAACTTCCACGTTCGTTCGTCTGTCAATGATTTGCCCCCAAACGTCAAGCCTCAACGTAAAAAATAGGGCAAGGCATGGGGTCCTCCAACCATTCGTGCAGCTGACGATGATGCAGTTTGCAAATCCAAAGCACATCAAGCGGACTTGAATAGTCAGGATGATGCATCTGAGCGGGCGCACCACAGACAAAACAAGGCTGCTCCTTCAGTTTGCCGCGTCGTCTGTAAGTTCCCGCATATGAACGAGCATTGTCCTTGAGGCGTTGCTCAGGTGTCAGCGGATGAGCCTTGCGCCAAGCGCGCTGATACTCGCGATGATACGCTGCCTGCCTTTCCTTATCTCGATACGGCATAATGACGCTCCCGA